CCTGCGGCAGAAGGAAAGCAAAATGGATCAAGGAGTTCAGAATATTTAGCTCCCCCCGGTGGACCCCATCGGCGGTTGGAGGAGGGAATATGGGTACTGCTTCCCGATCCCGGTGCCCAATTATGATAAATTTTAGTCCACGTATTAGCTTGTTCTATCCACATTAGATAGTAACTATTCCAAGTAGGCATAGTTTGTGAAGTTTCCATACACAACTCCCTCGTAGTGAAGGTTGGCTCCTGTGACCAATATTCACCGGCGCCACCTTGCCATTGATCACTCGTGTATAAGCATTTGCCGCCATTATTCCAAACATCGTGAACACCTGTTTCTTCTACACCTACAATCGTGAATTCAATTCCCCACCATGGTCCGTCAACCCATTGAACTGATTGCATTTCGCCACCTTGACCATCATCTACCATTCCGGTACTTGCTTGCCAACATCTCCATTCTGCATCAATTTTATACCCATAGGGAGTGTGAGTTATTTCCTCTCCTGTAACTGTGTTAACACACCAACCCTTTCCTTCACTAATTCCCATCTCTTCGTCGGGAGGAGGGTAATAGGAAGGAGTAAAACGTGACCAAAATCCAGTCTTACCTTGATATATCTCGAGGTCAGGACTTATGTTTTTAAAACTAAAGACGGCATCTGCCCCATCTTGCCAGTAACCGGAATCGTCACCCTGCTGTACCCCAACTAAAATGGTATCATTAATTGGATTACCAAAACTTACCTCAACAAATTCCTTATAAGAAGAAAAGTCTCCTTTAAATCTAATTTTTGTAATTACCGCTGAACCAGGAACAATACCGAAAGGCGTTTCAAGATCAATAAACACAAACTCGTTAGGAACGTTATTCCAGCGTTCTACTTTCGCAGTTGTAATTGCCCAGTCTGGATCAGAAACAAGTCCGGCACAACTAGATTCAGACATTGGCTGTTTAAGTCTGAGGGCAACATTTGGAGCCGGATACATTTCTTCCTTATTGGAATAAAGAACTGGCGTTGAAGTCCAAGTATATTCTGCATCTTCGCAAAGTAGTCTAGTCTTGTGATCATTATTAGAACATCTTCCCGTATGTCTATTACTAATAATTAGAGGTTCATTAAAGTCGGTTTGTCTGCAATATCCACTTCTTACTGATGATTCACAGGGTACTATGTGTGTAGGATAGCTACCATCAGTACACGAACCGATGCCAGTAATAGCGACCCATTTGACTTCAACATAACCTGCTCCGTCAATATCCCAATTAACTATTCCAGTTCCGCCGCCGGAAGTGCCCCAGGACCAATCTCCCGCGGCGGGGTTTTGCCCCCAAAGTGTCCATTGTGGCCCACCACCCATATAGATATTGGAGTCAGTATACATATCCCAATAGGGATTTTCAGCGTGTTTTTCTATTAGTGAATATTGTGTGATTACACCAGAGCCCGTCCAGTAAAGACCGGAGCCCGACCACTCTTGCCACCATTCGTCTGTCCCAATTTCGGTTATAACCACTCTGGAATCGAATGTAATAGCAAGATCCAGGGCATCAGCCTTAACAATTTTTACTTCCCAGTCTTCATCAGGAAATTCAACAGCAAATTCAGTCGGTGGACCCATAATATAATAAACTCCATCCACAATCAACGGAAATGTGATTGTTAATGGACCATCTCCTCCAAATAATGTTCTTATAATTTCTAATACTGGAGATGTCCTCGCCAGTTGAAATTCTTGATGTACCCAAGAAAGTTCAATTGCATTTTTAGTGGCTTCTAAACACGAATCGGCACCCAAAACTATTTCAGTTAGGCGCATATTACCATCCGTAGATGGCAGTCCAAATTGAACGATGTACCCGTTCCATTGAGTAACGGGAGTATATTTAAAAATATCTTCAGCCATAGTATAGATATTTATGAGTTTGAGTCACAATATTTGGCTATATAATAAGAATCTACAATGTCAGAAACAGGGGATTGTCCAGTATAGGGGTCAAATTCAAACAACTTTGCAAGATCATCGCCAGTTTCTTCTACAAATGCTTCGTACATTAATAGTTTATTGGCATTTCCTTTTCCAGTTGCGAATTTTTTTATCGCGGAGGGAGAAATTACATCGATAATATTAGATATTTTTTCTGCTAGTTTATATTTAAGTATTCCGGTATTCTCACCTATATTAAATACTTGTCCTTTAGCACCAAACGCATATCCTTCTATAGCAAGTTTATTTCCGTGATGTCGGGTGAGTGCGTGAGAAAGAATCCAATCGACAGTTATATCAGCAAGACGGGTGAATCTTTCTAGATTATCGTTGTACTCGTATAAATCAAGTCCAACAATATTTGGGGAGTGATTGACTGCAAGTTTCTTGTTCTTAGTAATGAACATAAACTTACAATTATCATAACTAAATGGGGTTTGTCCTATGCAAACCGCGGGAGATGTCATTGAATAATCTATTCCAATAATCATAGAATATCTTCTTCAATTTCAATATCTTCTGCCCCACAAAAGGGGCAATATTCTACTTCATATAATTTTTCTTCGAGATCGTGTTCGATTGTGCAAGTTGCTTGGCACTCATCGCATTGCACATTTATTATTATCATTTTAATTAACTACAGAAGGTATACCATTTGTGAGTGCCGATATTTGTCACATTAACATAATTATTTTCTTTTAATATTTGTAAGGCAGATCCAGCCATATTACCTTCATTTGAATATACAAGAATATGAGTATTTTTATTTATACGTTCATTTGCATTGCACCAATTTAATAATCCATCAATAGGAACATTAACTGAATTATGTATTTTTCCTCCTGCTATATACTCAACTGGACTTCTTACGTCAATAATAAATCCTCCAGATTTAAATATTTCTAAAATTTCTTCACAAGTTGATTTTTCACCTGTTGCTCCAAAAATATTTTGATATCTTTTTCTTTTTTCCGCTAATTCTTTAAGCCGCATCGCATTGCCCTTGCGAAAGGCATCCATAACATTATCCCATTCACTTTCAACCACTCTACTCATTCCTTCTTTCTCTTGTAAGATTTTTTTCTATTATTTTAATTAATTTTTTCTTAAACTGAAATTTATCAAACAACTTATAGTAATAAGAAAAAACTGTATCTTTTGGATTGAGCAAGGCTTTCTTATGTGGTTTTGCGGCCAATATAGGTTGATAATATTCATTGATTTCTTTATCCCAAAAAAATTGTTGAAAAACGATTGGTCTTGTTGTATGAAATCGAATATAATAAAATATCTCTTCTCTTAAAAATTGTATTGATGTTACTTTCTTTTTGAAAATAAATGAATAATCTAAAGTCCTGAAATATTTTGCAATATCAAATTGACCAGGAATCATTATTGAAGATTTACTAACATCATTATCCTCAAAAGAAGGAGGAACCTGTGACATTAATAAACTTTTTTCGTATGGCGCAAAAAATAGATGATGTGTTGCGAATGAAAGGTGTCTATCAGACCTAATATTAATATGTGAATCAAAAAAGAATTGATCATATTCACCAGTTCCAACATTATTATTTGAATCAATTTTCAACTTATAATCATAATAAGGCCTTACTCCATATAGATTTGTCAATTCATCTAGTATCGCAGGACAGCGAGACATCATTGACGAATGTTCATCTTTTCCTGCATATTCTATTAGAAAATTTTTCAAAATCGATAAGGGTTCTTCTGCTCTGATACCCTCTTCAAAACCCTTCACAGAAGTATTTACACCCCACCATATTATAATAGGTTCTTGTTTCATATCAATCAGGCTTTACATTGGGTTGAGGCACATTCGGCACATTCGATTTATTTATCAATTTGTCGGCTTCTCGCCTTTCTTCGTGTCCAGTAGTTAAATCTTTTTTATATCCCCAACTAACACTATGTATGCGTTTAAAATCTTTTGCACCACACTCACACTTATCTATATATAAGTGCATATCTTCAGACCATAACCCAAACTCTTCCTTAACTTCACCACATTTCTTACATTCAAAATCAAATATTGGCATTTTTTCTCTATTTGTATCGGTTTATACTTAACTTTTTTCTATAATGTTGTTTAACAAACATAGATTGATGAATAAATTGTGTCACTTTATTATCTATACTTCTATGATCTCCAGTTTCAACTTTCATTTTAAATTCTTCACGTTTGAAAGGAATGATCTGAGCCACAGGCATTCCATAGGGAAATAATATTTCTTCATTCAATGGAGCAGTAAACCACGTATTGATATGGGCATCGTGATAAATATCCGTATCAATAATCCCACTTAATACTGTCAAGTTAGGGTGTTTATTGTAATGTGGTGCAGTAATATAACAACTGTATCCAGGAGGAGTTTTAATGTACCAAGGATTAGTAAATTTAAATGATCCCTTAAATGTTTCTGGTGGAAAAGGATAACTGTCGATTTGAGCTTGTGGATGTATATTAGCAGTAAAATCACCTCTATTATGAGGAGGCGTTGCCCAACCAATACCTTCTGGACTGTCTTTAGATACAGGAACTCGTACCACCATATAATCTGACCATAATGGAATAATATAGCCATAGCTGAGAGCATCAAGTATTCCAGGACAACTTTTTACAGTTAGTTTTTCTTCTTGTTCTGGACCTTTTTGTTTTTTAAACCATCCTGGCCAAAAATCCCTTGCTGATACAGGAGGATTTGCAAGTTTAAGTTCTTCAATGTCTGTAAAAAATGTTACTTCAGTCATATGCGTTTCCATTTATTTAATGCTACTTTTGCCTGTAAGCCCTTAAATGTCCTAGACTTAATTGAATCGTGTAGCTCTTCACTACTCATACCCGAAAGAATCATATCATTTATATCCTTCTGTCGAATTCTCTCATCCCAGATACATACTGCATAGCCCTTTTTAATAAATGTCTCGATTTTATTAACTATTTCTTTATTTCTGTTTTCGTTATCCATTACGATAACAAATTCTGTCTCACTATTTAGATTACAAGAACTGGATAGATCCGAGCCTGCCATTGCAATTGCGTTGTCCAGAAACAAAGAATCAATCGGTCCCTCGACAACATATACTGGTTTAGATTCATCCATCTTGTCTAAGCCAAATAGTTTACACTCATCCTCTGTTACTTTAATAGTTATATAACGTACTGTATTGTTTGGATCCAATGAACGGCCCTGAAATGCCATCATCTCTCCCTTCTTATCAAAAAATGGTATAATAAGACGACCTTCGTCTTTCTCTATGTCTTTAAATTTATTCTTAACAATCGTATTAGTCCACGCTTTAAAAGTTTCTGTATAGTACAATCTCGACATTTGACGTAGGGGTATTTTTCTCTCGTGAATATATAATCTTGCTGGATGATTAATATCACACAAGTCCAAGCAAGTAATATGTTTGAGAGGATTAGAAGAGAATGTAGGAGTTTTGTTTGTCTTGAAGAAATTAGATTGGTCACCTGCGCCAAGTTTTATTTTCTTGCCTTGTCTGCCGCGTGCCCCAAATTTTTCAAGAGTATACTCTTTTTTTAGAGATGGTGCCACGTGTTCGATTAATTGCGATAGTCCAGTTGCTACGCCACAGTTGTGACATTTATACAACGCATCACCTTTATTCTCAAAGATGTATCCACGGGCTTTTAGTTTGTCTTTGGCTGAATCGCCACATAGCGGGCATCTAAAATTCCAAAGGGCTTTACCCTTTTTTTTGAATTGTTCTAGTCGAACACCAAGAATTCCGATGTATTTTGAGTCAATATAATCCATAATATAATATTATACACCCCTCACGAATGTATGTCAAGTCAAAAAATCGCAATCATTACAATAATCTCTTTCATCCTCCTCTGTCAGGCGAACACAAGGTAGAATATTACTGTAATCACCACTTTCCTTCGCCATTTCTTTTTGTTTTGTGTGACATTCCCATTTCAAAGGACACGAACAACAACATACTTTGGGGATTGTTTCTCGAAATGGACAAATAACAGGCACAATGGGACTACTACAAAATCGTAGTTTTATCTCCTGAGCCATTAGTTACCTTCTGATAACTTGGAATACTGGATTATTCGGATGTTTCATTAGCATACCTCCTTTAGGATTTTTCTTGGCATATGCTGACACTCCCTTAGCCCACTCTGTCTTTCCGACAAATGAATCCCAACGTTGGTATTTTTGTCTACCTAGTCTTACTCCATCATATGTATTTGCATCCGGGGCGGTCCAATAATTTTGACCAAATGCTTTACCATTCGGGTTGGTAAATAGCGGCACATCTTTCTGAACATTTATAGGTCCAGAGCCGTCTCCGACTACATTACTTTCATCAATCATCTTTTCACTTTCTCTAATAGTATATGCTGATTCATCAAGGCTTTTACTTGCATTGATTCTTTCAATGTCATATTATCATTTATATAGTCAATAAATCCTTCATCTAATACCTCGCCATTTGCTCCGTGTTTCTCCATACCTTCTTTGAAAAGAAAATATGCGGCAACTGCTTTACCGAGTTTGCCCTTCATTCCAGGCACTTTCTCTAGTAATTGTTTTAACTTACGAAGAAGGCGATGGAATAACGTATAATTGGATCTCTCTTCCAACCCTGAGCGTTTCTTTTTAATGACATTACCTTGATCATCAATGATGCCTAAGTGATATGCTGGCCAGTCTGTCCATTCCATAGCAATAAACTTAGCAAACTTATATACAAAATACAAGTCCATAGCGGTTGAAGCGGCTTTGAATTTTTTCACTTCATCTATTTGGATTGTCATTTTAATTCTTCTCTTATAATGGCTCGTACCTTTGTGTCTATTGTAATTAACGACTTCAACTCTGGAGTTAATGCGTTTAACTCATCCAAAAATGTTGCAATAATCTCGTGGTGTTTAGGATCTATCTTGTACATCAATATTCGTGTACACGGAAATGAACCGAAAACATTAATTAAAACCAACAAATGATTCATCAATAATCGACTCTTTAGCTTTCCGGTATCTACATATTTGGATATCAAACGTTTAATATATTTAATCCTATTAATATCTTCATAGAATTCTTCACTAACACTACCCTGGCGGTCGTTGTAATGGGTAGCCATATAGAACATCATATTTTGATTGTTTAACTTCGGAAAATACGACTCTATTGGTTGTTTTACCATCATTTTCTTTAAGCGGTTTCTCTTTAGGTTCAATCTCTTGAGTAATAACAGTATCTACTACTTTAATAAAACTCATTAAACCTCCCAGTAAGGTACTCCACCAGATCGACCGTTTGAAACTCCGGGTGGTTTAGAACCTTTGGAAAAATGACCGGTATTTTTATCTCGAAGAAGAACCTTTTGTGATGGGTAAATTCGCCCTTCGTGGATGGAGGTAAGTGCTTCTTCGTTTCCTTCATTTGCGTGAGCAACTTCTAACGCATCGGCAAACCTGGAAGCAAGATCAGGTCCCGTTGCTTCTTCTACTTCCAAATACTCTTCCACTTGCTTGACCAATGCTTTTTTCGTTAGACGACGGTCAAGTTCAATACCAACTGTTCTCCCATATTCTTCGAGAGCCTTTTTATTCATTTTTTTAAGGTCTTTCATAATTTATCCATTATTTATTTAATTTCTTTACCCTTTTGTCGGAAGAAGTAGCCTTGTGATCTTTAAAGGTTGGAACTTCTTCTTTGAGTGTAGTTGCTTCTTTCAAAGCCTTATTCGCGGCTTCGACCTTTTTTAACAATTCCTTGTCTGGTTCCATTATATGTCTCCTTATGCGATGTAACAATTCAATTCATATCCGTGCTTACCTTTGCCATAGATTTGAATTTGTAGTTTCTTTTTTTGTTCTTTGCCCTGTTTTTCCAAGGCAATTTTAAATATATTAGTCTTGCCTTCATTAGGCTTGCGAGGACCAGTTGCAACCTTGTTGAAATAATCATCCATATCAACTTCATAACCTGCCTTATCTGCCACGATTAGTGCTTCTTCTACTGCGGCCGTGTAAGTCTTGTGGTCTATCTTATATTTATAGGCTTCTGTAAAAAGAACAACGTAGTTTTCCTCTTCTTCTTTCATCGCACTATCTAAAGCGGGAGAAGATCCCTTATATTTCTTTAGATATTTTTTGGCTAAGTGCTTACCCATTATGGAAAATATTTTATCTCTAGGTTCTGTATCACCTGGAATCTGCTTTGCTGAGGGTAATTTTCCTTTTTTCAGAATAGTGGCAGTAGCTAACATATCGTCCTTATCAATTCCTCCACTTTTCTTTGCATATTTTTCTAATTCTACTCCAGCAGAAATTGAACCATTGTATATGTCATTTCTTGAAGATTCAAAAATGAATGGTCTATTGTAGTAATCGGCAAATGATTCCATTTTTCTCAATCGAGGCTCTCTACGGTTCTTAGAAGGATCCTCGTTTCGTAAATTCTTAGGGTCGTTATTCAAAGGATTATTATCCTTATGACCTACATCTTTACCTTCTTCAGTCTTGTCGCCCATAACTCTACGTGCTTGATTACGGGAAGAACGTCTAGCAATCTGTTCAGGCTTGCCTTGGTAATTGTCGTATTCTTTACGATAATCCCTATCTTCAAATACTCCAGAAGGTATAGACTTTTTCATATACCTAACTATTTCCTCTGTTGATTTAACATCACTTACTGCTGTGATCTTAATTTTTCCATTCTTCCATCTAGCTATTTGTTGACTGCCCATACCACTTTTCTCTAAAGTCATACCATCGGTACTAAGCATTCTTCCTTCTAAAGGCTTTTTATCATAAAAAGCATCTATAACAGATTTATCTTTTGATTTGAGGACTTCGGTGATAGTGGCGGCTTCAAGTTTAAGAGTGGGCCATCCACCCTTTTTGAAAGATTTTTCAAATGCTTTTTGAGCTTTCTTTTTATCACTTTTCTTGATTGTTATTGAATTATTCTTTGTAGAATATTTTATTCCAGCATCATCTAATGCCATTTTTGCTTGTAGTTCCTGAGTTTCAAATATATCAACTTCTTCTTTGATTTTATGAGCAGGTACTTTTTCGGATCGGCGCTCACCTACGTCTACAACATAAAATGGACTTCCTGGACCCTGATCATCGTATCTAACAATTTTTCCTGTCACCATACCCTTACCTTTGGCTGGGTGAGCGACTTTCACTTTTGTTCCTTTCTTCAATATTTTTGCTTTGGCTGCCTTTCTTTTATTATTGTACATATCAATACCGCTTGAATCCACTTCTCCTAGTTCCATTTCTTCCTTTGTAAAACTCTTAACTGAAACACCCATATCACCTTGTGCCATTGATACCTTATTACCTCTCTTATACAAATAATGTTTAACACTATTTGGTTTTGTAACACTTTTCAAAGTTATTTTTCCTACTTTAGCTTTACCAACCACATTTTTTGCTGACACTTTAAATGATGCTTTGCCACCTGACATAGCACTTCCATACTCTATTACAACAGTATCACCTTTCTTTAGAGCATCGTAGTCTTTTGCAGTAATTTCTTCTGTGATAAGAAAGATTTTCCCTTCTGCTACAATAACACCTTCAGCGGCTGCCTGTGCTTCAATTTCATCTTCGAGAGACAGTTCAATCTCCTTTTGTGTCATTTTTTTATGACTTTTCCTGAATTCAGCGGCTGCCTTAGCGACTTCTTTTTTAGAAACTGCTAGTTTTTTGATTTTACCACCCTTTTTCAGAAAAGCGGCAATTTCTTTTTCATATGCAGATTTCCCTTCAGCCACTTCGACTTCCTCTCTCCAGACAATGGCTAGCCATTTACCATCTCTTTTATTTTGAAACGCTTTACCACGAATTTCTTTTGCTTTTTTCTCTGCATCTTTTTGGTTGTCAAATAAATGAGCTTGTTTTACTTTCTTTTGTTTTCCATCTTTTCCGCGTGCTATAGTCGGTCCCAAAAGAGCCTCATCAACATCTTCTTCACCTATATGGATTTTATCGTTTTTCTTTTTCCAATCTTTCATCTGCTGTCTTATTTGTCTTGGTGTTCCTTTAAAGACAGGAGACTTCTCTTTCTTCTTTTCATCAATCTCAACTTCTTCCTTGATAAGTCCTTCAAACTCACTTTTATTTTTCTTGAACCAATCAGTCATTTTCTTTACTGCATCTGATGGGCTTTTCGCAGATATTTTTCTAAACTTAACGGGCAATCTTCCCATAATCTTTCCTATGGAAAACTTAGACATAGGAATAGCTTTGCCAAAATTATCTGTTAAATGCATCATATATTTAGAATGTGCCGGAGCATTGAGCAAATCAACACCCTTTGCTTTTGCTTTTGGAATTACTGCAAATACGAAAGTAATTCCTCCACCTAAAGGAGCACCATATGCACCTGTAGTGAATTGTTTATCGGGGAAATTCTTAGCCATTTCAGAATCAAATTGTTTCTTCGCTGGCTCAATGGCTGACTTAATATCTTCTGGTGACATTTCTTCGTCTATTTCTACTTCTTCTTTACGTTTGGCTTTCTTATCACCCTTTTTTCGAGTAAATTTTATACTTCCAACTCCCAAATCATCATAATCTCTAGGGCTTCGGTATTTTGCTTCTTTTATATCTTTTATGCCTCCAACAGGTGCTTTGATTTTATCTACTGCCATTCTTCGTGCAACTTTACCTCTGTATCCTTTATCTACATATAGAGATCCATTTTTAAAATGAAATTCTACACCTGAAAATGCGTTTTTCATCCATAAACTAACTGTCTTTTCATATCCTTCATCAATCTCAACATCATCTGTCATTGCCTTTAAACCTTTTCTTTTTCTATATTCATCTTTTTTGATTTTTTTGTGTCTTGAACCTGCATAAGCAGGCTTGTCAGGATCATATTTTTCTTCTGTATCTGACCGATATTCTTTGAAATGTGCTATACTCATATTTCCCCTTTAATTATTTGTAGTCATATTGAGACTTTTATTCACTTGTTATATTTAAATTGGTACAACCGTTGTATCTAGACCGAATCCAATCATAGATTCGACATCTTTAACTTGAATACTGGTTATGTCTGCGATACCCATATCCCAGACACCAATGTTAGACCCTTCGTCTAACGCTTTGTATGCGGCTTTTTGCTCTGAATTAGCGGCTTTGCGTGTTAATTGACGGAGTTTCCCATCAATAATCACTCTCACTGGTCCTTCGTTCAGTCGCTTTAGTAATTCTTTTTTAGTCATAATATTACCTTTTACTTATATTTAGTTTAAATTATCCGTATGGTCTTTTTTCTAAATTTAAACCACTATCTTCATCCACACATTGTCGATACGGTTTAATATTATTTTTATTAGAATAAATTGTACCTCTTTTATGGCCACTTCTTGCTCCGTCTCTCGATTCTACCCAATGTCCGAAGCATCCTGATTTTACTTGTCTTACTGTTTCACATCCAGCAACCATCCATAGTGCCATCATTACAAAAACTAATAATAGCTTTCTCATTTACTCCTTAAATATTATTGAAAAACTTTTCCTTTATTTTTAATAACCCCTTTTCTCCACAATGTGGACAGTACATATGTTTACAAATTTTCTTATGCTTTTCTTCTTTATTATCTGGGGTTTTCGCATAGCTCCACCACTTACCACATTCTCCACAGTCAAAATGATACAAAATTTCATAAACGTAGTTATGCACAATTTCATCACTCATAGTCTATAGTCTATTTATATTTTTACCTATCTTTTATAAAGTTTCTTAAAATCTATTCCGCCCGACATATTAACTTCCTTTTCAAGTTCTTTTGGAGTTATCTGTTTTAATTTAGCTTTTTCAAAATAACTGTTTTTTCCGTGTGTCATTACAAACTTTAAAAACATATTTTCTCCCTTCACGCCGACTTTACCTGTATACCAAGAGGCTCCATCATACGCAACAAACTTTTGAGTATTATCAAAAGATGGATCCAGATAATATTCTGTTTTTTCGGTTAAATGCTGTTTAAATGTTTTCATAAGTATTTTTCTGGTATTTTTAGAATTTCTCCGCCCTCAATATATTTTCCCCGATTTTTCAAATGATGTTTTACTGTTTTTTGTAAACTCTTATCCGTACCAGGAATGAATTCAGTCTGTGCTTTTGTGCCAGAGGCAAAATTAGTTGCTTCTATTTCTTTCCAATGTATTATTGCAATATGAGTATTGCCTGGTCTTAGTCTTACATTTTGAGTGTAAGATTTACCACCTGATTTTAGTGTTACTTTTTGGGGCTTTACATATTCTTTAAATGTTTTCATAGAAGTATCATCTATTTCATCATCGGCAAAGGTCTCACCTGGAGTAATTGATTTATATTTTTTCGTTGTTCGGTTTGTACCAAACTCCAGATACTCTTCTTTAATGCCAAGACCTTTTCTTACAGCATCGTATATTGTTTTAGTAATGGTATCATCGGCAGCTGAGGGCATACCTTCTTTATATGATTCAAAATCTCCATCGGCGGCAAACTTTCTCATCTTTGAGGCACTCATCTCATTACCATCTCCTCGAGCGACTCCTGCTTGAACTACTTCAAAGTGATCAAACCCATATGAGTCAACATATGGTCGCATATATTTTTCAAATCTGGCAACCCTGTCAGAGCCAACCACCATTGTTACGTTTTTATATCCTTTACCAGATAACCATTCTAGAGCATCGAAAGCCGTTATAATTTTGGTATTCTTTACTATTATCTTTCCCCAAAAATGCTTGAGAAATTTTGTCTTGTCTTTATAAGACAGGGGATTCTTTTTCTTATCTTGAGTCTGACTGGTAAATATCAACGGGTTACCGCCTCGACTCTTAGCCTGCTTGATGACATCTTTAATCATTATTTCGTGTCCGGCAGTAACAGGATTAAATCGTCCAAATGTGAATATGACGGGCTTACTCTTCGCTTCCTCTAGATATTCATCGTAAGTTAACATTATCCCCAACTCTTAATGGCATTGAAATTATTCCTACTGAATTCCAATCTATTTACTAATTTAATTGCTTTGTTACTCATATGATCGACAGCGACAAATCCCTCAGGACCAGTAACTTTATAACCAGTAGCCGTTTTCATAAATGCTGGAATAGAATTTACTTGCTCCATCTTCTTAATGAGGGTTAGTTTTATATCTGCAACATTATTGTGCCACTCTAACGCATAAGCGAAAGTGCCTCCAATCTTTCTATCCGAATTCAATGATTTAACCATTTCTTCGGCTTTTGCTAGTTTTTTAGCTTTCGCTTTTTCAGTCTTTACTTTATCCGCTTTAGCTTGATAACGTTTTCGGATAAAATCAATAAATGAACCGATTGCTTTTTGTTTGTTTGAGAATTTCTTCCCTGAGCTAACCATATCATTAATATAGATTTTTACGTTAAAGGCTATTGTATCTTCTTTCTGGTCAGAAAACAATACTTTCATACCTTGTTTGCTGAGTCTCTTTAGTGATGCTCTGGCTTTATTTATTTCTCCCTTAACATCTGATAACTCGCTTTTCGTTAGTGTAGCAGTACCAGATACATCTTTAAAATCTGTGTCTCCTGCCCATACGGCCGCAGTTTTTGTTAGTGCGCCAACATTAACTGAGAATACCGCAGATAGGTCTGCGATTGTATCTCCCGTGTATGATGTGTGCCAAATAACTCCAACTTTAGCTGATAAAATCTGTTTCGCAAGTGGTTGATCAGCCGGGACAGCGTAGGTTATAGTATTCGGAGTAAAGGTGATCATCGACTCTCCATCGATGGTTTCTTTCTTTAAGTCTGAAGGTACAAACATAAAATCTCCTTGAATAATACCATCAATACCTAATTTCGGGAATTGGGCTAATGCTATTTTCATTTTCGTTGCTAAATCGCCGGAGTGATTAGCACTAATGTCAGCATCCGTATAATTAATTTTAGGAGTCTTATTGAATAAAGATTTAGTCGCTACAAAGAATTTTCCATTTTCTGGATTAGTTCCTGCAATGATTGATGGAGCACCATCTACTTTGCTCTGTATATTGACACTCGATGAAGCAGAACCTTGGAGTGAGGCAACTATCTCCTCTAGTATTCGTAAAGCATCTACGGCTCCTCCATAACCCTGATTAAATAGAGCATCTTCTAAATGCTCTAAATGTTTGAGTTTTTCTTCCGCTAAATAGGCATTGAATCTTTTCATTATGCTTCTTTAAATCCTATTGGACGATTTCCAGGTGCTTTAGCCATACCGTTGTAACTAAATCTAAATTCATTTTTAGAAAATTTGATAATAGATATTGTTGTATCTGTAGCAGACATATTCACGGTAACTTGAGAAATGAAATTACCAAAGTCTGCTAATAAATTTAAGGCTTCTTTATATTCCGTTTTAGCATTCAGATAAGATACTATATAACTACCTAGAGGATAAATCAAGTATCCTCCATTATATTCGTTTTTATTACTCGTTTTGAACATATCTTTCAATGAAGCATCTGATGCCGCTGGAGTCTTTCCGGGTTGGTCGGATAATACTTTGTCATACACCTTTTTCATTATAGCGATAAAATGGACTTCACTTCTCTTTTTTCTCATTGCTCGAATCCACTTGACTAATGCGGTAGTAGATATTTCTCTAAGTTTTGCGCCTTTGGACATTATACCAAGTATTTCCCGTATCTTTTTTGGCTCAAGAGTATCAATGAAATCTATGATATTTCCAACAGTATTTCTGCCCTTGTAGTTTACTAAAGCATCGATAGTTTCTAATTCATCCATATGTTTCTGGACAAAAGTATTATTGACCGAAAAATTCTTCTTAATAAAATTTAAATTTATTAATGATGTTGAACTACCGCCGGCAGCCTTTACACTATAATAGTGCAATCTACCTTTTTTATCTTTACCATAAAAATCATATAATCCTTCACTAATATTTGAAGGAAAACCAACGGTTGTCATTTTCTTGTTAGTATGAATAATGTATAATGCTCCAAGAACTTCACCAAAATTTTTACTCAAAATTTTGATATCTGATGCGACGACCTCAAATGTATTTGAAGTAGTATATGTTTTTGTGAATCTAGGTGCTGATCCTTCTGTGAGTCCAGAGCCAGAAATAAGTTTACAAAATTCAGAAAGATATTTCTTAATATCCTTATATTCATCGCCACCATATTTTTGATTTATTTTAGTTGAAACAGTCGTTACTAAGGCGCTAGATGAGGAAAATTCTTCTCCTCCTAAAGATAATTTATCAGGAGTAAACTCTTTTGAATTTTTTCCACCACTAATAACGCCACCTTCTTGTTTATCAGAATCCGGTTTACTAATGTTTCCGATACTTACAAATCCTGCTTTAGTTTCGTCTTTAATTTTTACTTTAGCATACGTAGATACACCAGATTTTGTCACATTCTTAGACATAATCTGAAGTTTAGTGCCTTTTGAATGGCTACTTTGTTTTTCTTTAGAGTCAAGGGAGGATAAAACAGAAGAGTCCTTAGATAAAGAATGAATATATCCATCACTTTTCTTCCAAGTTGGAACGATATAATAGTCCCACTTTGACATCCCTCCAGACCGTGAATTGCCGGATAAACTTGCTTCAGAAATAGAACGATAAGATTTAAAACAGAGCATAATGATTTTATAATTGAATATAATCTAACTCTACATATTTATAAGAATCAGACGTTACATTTTAAATTCCTTGAATGCCTTCTTTTTGTTGGCACCGGAAAATTGAGATTCATTTGGGGGAGAAGTAGATCCAGAAGAAGTAGTTCCGATGATGTCCTCTTGAGCAGATTGCTCTGCATCGTACCATTTCATCTTGGCTTTGTCAATACCGATAACAAATCGCCTGAATATAGCGACATCATTGTATCGATTTTTCAACTGTTTGACCATTACTTGATTCAAATCTTCTAATTCTTCTGTCTGAATAAGAGCAATAAAGAGATCAGCGGTTGCAGGCAATCCAAAACTTTCGGAAGTATCTTCGAGTCCAACGTCCGAACTTGAAAATCCACCTCTTGTCGTTTGTGTAGCAGACCAAATCGGCAAGTTAAATTCAACTGCCAGGCCTCTGAGTTCTTCTGCTATTGCTTTAACATAAGTGTATGAATTAACAGAATTTGATCCTGTTAATCTTTGAGATGCACAGATATTCAAATAATCAATATAGATAATATCTGGTTTGAAATCTTTCTTTAATGATAATTCGTTTAATAGGTGTCTGAAATGACCTGTGTGTGCTTGTGATGTAGGAAATTCTTTAATGATTATCTTACCTTTGACCTTCTGTTTAAGTTGCTCCATCTTTCTATCGTACATCACCTTGGTTAAATCTTTCAGGCGATTCAATTCGATATCAAGAAGGTTAGCATCGATTCTTTCAGCAATACGTTCCTCTGCCATCTCCATTGTGACATACAAAACATTCTTTCCTAATGTCAAATTAGCGGCTGCCATATGACACATACCAATAGTCTTACCGACACCAGTACCTGCCATTATAATGTTTAGTGATTTGCGAGTAACTCCACCTTTTGTAATCTTGTTCAGATATTCAATATCAAATGGAATTCTTTCTTCTGTTGCGTGATAGAATTCATATCGTTCATCAGAATCCTCTAAAAAATCGTGACCGATATGAGTATCAAATGATACTGCTAAAGCATCGGACAATAAGTCTGGAATTCCGTCATCCTTTTTCTTCTTATGCTTTCCGTCAATAATTTCTATTGACTCCATAATAGCATTATAGACCGCTTTGTCTTTACAGAACTTTTCAGTTTCGTCCAGGAGCCAATCGGCATTATTATCTGTTTTTCCAAGAGACTTGATTAATGCTTCCACTTCTTCATATATCGTAGAACTAATATCACTTTTCTCATTCACGGCAATTTGAAGTGCTTCTTTTGACGGAACATCATTATATTTCGTCCAGAATTTCTGTATCTCCGAGAACACTACTTTCTCAGAGGCGTCCATAAAATATTCATCCTTCAGAAATACTATTACCTTTCGAGCATACTCCTCATTATGTAGAAGATTGGAAATGATAGTGGCTTCTATATTCACGTATTTTCCCTTTTTTCTGCGTTATCTATTTCTAATTTAATTGCATTATCCACTTGTTCTTCTACAATCAAACAGACCTCTTTATCATAATGAGATTTGTCTAGCGGATTTTCATCAATATAATTATAACCAAAAGATATTATATCGCATTCATCTGATAGAGTCAAGTCATATATAGCAAAGGTTGTTTCATCTTTAGTCTTTATATAAAAGACATCGGACATAGTTTGTTCACTCATCTGCATCTATAGATTGAAGTAATCCAGAACCCATAGAATATTTTTCTTCTACATATTTGGTAAATTTGGGATGATCAATAATTCCATCCCAAAACTCTTTAGTTTCCGTTACAGCGGCACGAACTTTATTTTCTTCGACTACGCCTGTTTCCATATCTACTTTTGAATACCAGCCCATAGTGGGTTTAACAACAAATTCACCTTCAAGAGCAACATCTAATAATCCGGACCACTTCTTAATACCGCCCTCCCAAGTTACTGAAATAGGAATCTTACTTTTCTCTTTAACAAACCTAGATTTCTCTACGTTGATAATAAAATTATATCCTTCAATTTCTGTTCCCTTCTTCTCTTGCTGTCTACCAATAATCCAAATATTATCTGCGGAGTAATATACTCCAGTACCACCGGAGACAACCGCTTTAGAGAACATTTCCTGGGTTTGATATGTATGATTGACAGCAACAAGTGGAACATCATTCATCGCCAAATATGGAGTAACCATTCTGAATAGTGACTTGAGTTGTTTGGCTCTTGTCATATCTGCAACAGATTTTTCATCCCTAGCATCGTCCACTTCTTTCTTAGATGCTAGATTACCAATAGAGTCAATCATAACGTAAACTTTATCTTCGACAGCAATTTCTTCAAGTTGCTTGACAAGGTCAAATTTTAACTCTTCAACATTCTTAATTGGAATGTGCATAACTCTGTCGGTATCAATCTTCAAAGAACTAAAATAATGTTCTGGAGTTCCGAATTCAGAATCATAGAATAGACAAATGGCATCTGGATATTTATCCATATATGCTTTCATCATCAATAGACCGAATGCTGTTTTGAAATGCTTTGATGGGCCGGCAAGAACTGTCAGACCAGGGGTTAGCCCACCATCAAGTCTGCCACTTAATGCGACATTGACCATCGGTACGGCTGTGGGAATTTCGTCTTTCTCTTTAAATAGAGAGGACTTTGTTAATTGTGTAGATTTAATAGAACCTGCTTTATGCAGGCGCTCCATTAATCTCTTTTGTGCGACAATAGAATCACTCATTTATTTCTCCATAATATAAGTTAAAGTCACATTATACACCAATCAAGGTGCATTGTCAAGTCTTTTATGTTACTGGATTGTCCCTCAACATCTGTAAATCAAAAGGTTTACGTAAATTTCCCCAACGGGTAAAATAAATAATTGGAAATTTAGGAAACATCTTCAAAAAAGATTTTGTCTCGAAGCCCAATACCCCAGCAACTAAAGTATGGTCAGTAGGAACTGATCCTTCTCCATAAATCTTTCGTCCTGCGATTAGAGTGTCTATTCTAATGGTTGTTGCCTGAAATCCATTCAAGGACATTAATTCTGCGGCGATTCCTTCTGTCCAAATGCTTCCGACAATATATCCATCTTCATCAAGAGAAAATTCCTTATCAGATTCTACCTGTCCAAACTTTGCTCTGATGTTAAGATTAGCAATATTTTCCTGGAAGTTTTTTGCAAAATCATCAAATGTAGCCCCCATACTTTGCCCTGCTATTCCTTCTAAGTTTATTTTAGCCATATTATTTTCTATTTGAAAAATGATTCAAGCGTACTCTTTTCTTCCCAATCCCAACCAACTGGGTGAAGAACTCCTTCTAATGGAGATAGAAACGCTTTTTCAAATTGTGTTTCATAATCAACCCAGCGTTCAACATCGAATTCTGGTGGAAGTCCATCAAGAAAAGCAATCGCATTACTACCAAATGGATTAGGAGTTTTCAAGTAAATGAACTTTAACTTAGCACCATCTCCAATCTTCTCGGCATTCTTAATATCGTGTTTCTTTAATAATTCATTATACACTTTAGCCGCTCGTGCGTGGATTGGCACAGATTTCGTGGCGTGTTCATACTTTGTATATTCGCTTAATCCTCTAGGAAATGCAATATCTGGAATTTCTAAATCGACAAACTCCTTCTTATATTTATGCACCAAAGATTGTAATTGTCGTTCATTTCCTGTCAACATTATATTAACTGCTTCTTTAAGTTTGCCACGAACATTCGCTGGTGTCGAGGATTTGACAATCTCTAATCCTATAACTTTCATCTTAGGCTTCTTATATCGAACCCCTTCAGAATCGTATACATTAAGGGCATAGCGTTTCTTTGCTGTCCAGACTCCTTTATCTGCGATAACCTCTCGTCCCATAAACATCTTTTGCTCATAAGCATTTACATAATCTGCTAGTTCCTCATATGACTTGGCAATGAAAGGTTCAAATGCTTCTTTTGTTACCTTATCGATAAGGTCACAAATCTTATTCTTATCATCAGAATTGATAAACTTATCAACAAACTTTCCTAGACGTAGATAAACCGAATCTGTATCAATAGCAACAACATAATCATAATCAGTTGTGTCGAGATACTTGTTCAGGTAATCATTCAAGGCTTTTTCAATCCATCGAATTGCTAATTGTCCACCGGTAGTAACGGCTTCGGCATTGCGTAAATCATAGTATCTGAACCATTGATTACCAATCGCTCCATAAGCAGAATTCAACTGAATCTTTTTAGCCATCTGAATATTAAGATACTTTGATATTTCGTTGTCGGTATCTTCGCCCTCTTCTTTTCTTTGTTGAGCGTCCAACATTTTCTTCTTATAGACTACACGGTCAGCATAGATTTTCTCCATTAAAGTTGGAAAGAATCCCCGCTTATCTTTTCGATACATCGTTCCGTTTGGAGCAACAGTATATCCCTTCTTATGTACATCCGATAGGTCTGCTTCTTTACTCAATAGATTATCTACATCAACATCAGAGTTATGACCTACAATGGTCTCTGGACTGATATTGTATTGCATAATCAAATGCGGATATAGAGAATTCAAATCAAACGATACTACCCAATCGTGGAATCCAGTTATGGGTTCTTTAACGAAAGCACCCGTAAAAGTTCGAGTTTTCGAGTGGGAAGTTTTCGTAGGACATACTATATCCTGTTTTTTCAAATGATCGTAGATAATCGCATCCCAAATATTAACAGTACCGAATACATCCACAAAATTAACTTTAGCATCATATGCCATTGTTATACCCAAATCAATAATCTTCAACTTATCATCGATCCGTTGGACCAATTCAACATCTTTGATATTATAATCTATAAACTTTTGATGGTCTGTACGGGCAAGTTTGAATAAGGAACCAGCTTCTTCGTAAGAAATCTTTCTCTCCCCCAATTCAACAAAGGCAATATGATTTAATCTATAGGATTCTGCAATTCCTCCGACTGCAAATTTCTTATAGAGTCGCATATAATCCATAGTAGAAACGCCATAAATATCGTATACTACAGATTCCTTGAAATACTTCTGGGTGACTGTTCGTTCTTTAATCCAACCGAATGGGGAAAGTCTCTTCGTTTCTTTCTGCCCAAACAGTCGAGTTATACGATTAACCAAATATGGAATATCGAAATTCTCTATGTTCCATCCTGTTAAAATATGTGGTGGGGAATTTTGATATAGATCGAGGAAATGCTGAAGCAATTCCTCTTCGGTATCCATCTGAAAATATTCACATCGAATATCATCTCGATGATTTTCCCAGGGTCCAAGACCCCAAGTAAAATAGATATCTTCAATAGAATCATACACGGTGATAGCATTAACTACCGACAATGCTTTATCCGGTTGAGGGAATCCCTTTTCAGAATCGACCTCAATATCTAAATTCCAAATGCGAATTTTGGAGATATCGTAATCAACATCTCCTTTCCATTCTTTACAGGTGTATTGAAGTGCAAAATTGTCATTACCGTGAATACCAAACCCCTCAACATTTTCATATTGCTTAATAAACTCTCGGGTTTCTTTGATATTACCAGGCGATATCTTATACACAGGCTTGTCATCCAACGTGCGAAAGGGAGTCTCACCCTTCTTACCTTCAACAAACATCGTAGGCTGAAAGTCTTCCCGTCTAATGAAATCGTTACCTGTTTCGGCGTTCACGCCTCGAACAAGAACCTTATTACCAAGTGTACCTACATAAGTGTAAAATCTCATAATAGATATATTATACTACAAAGTAGGGTCATTGTCAAGTTCTTCCACATTATGACCTACTCCTTCACCTTGACATTTTTTTGTAATTGGGTTCCACCATCCGCCATCAGGACATCTTGCGTGTGTGAATCTATCTTCTGCTTCTAATCTCGTGGTTGTCTTTTCTCCCTTAGGTGCTATAATTGGTGCCGACATTGGCATTCGAGTTGCTTCGTCCAACTCTTCTCTTGATGTATTATCATCTACATAAGGTAAAGCCTTATCATTTACATTTTTAAGAGATTGTTTCTTACCACAATATGGACAAAAGTATCCAACATCTTCTAAAGTTCTCCAATCTTTACCCGGATTAATCATCATCCAATCGTGTGAACATTTTTCACATTCATACTTCAATATTTTTAATTCAGTTATCGCCATTGTGTTCTCCTGGATAATGTAAATATGTTTTAATCATATACTTCGTATTACTTATAGGCGTAATAGCAGAGTGCGGAAAACCAAACCAAGACGGAGTGATTGCTAGTTTACCTCCTACGGGATTTACTTTTAAGTCAATAGATTTAAACCAAGTTTCTCCTCCTTCTTCCACAGTATTGAGATAATACAACATCTGAAGCATCCGTTTGGATGTATGAACGTCAATGGCATCAATATGCTCTTTATAAAAATGTTTACCAGGATCATATCGGTGCATTCTCCATTGTTCAAGAGTTACCGTGTTGAAAAAATGTGCCTCTGGATATCCACTTACTATTAAATCGTTTTTATATCGTTTAAATGAGGAAGCGGCGTGTTTATTCAATACATCCATTATGGCAGCCCACTGGGAAGATTCCGTGGCACGTTTCGTGCAATTCATTTCAATTGCATTACGAAACTCATTGTCTGTGTCAACTTGAGCACCTATTCTTGACTTTATATGATGATCTTCATCCTCATCAAAAGCATTTATAATTATTGCACAAAATTTAGCTGATAAATTATTGTCGTATATTCTGACAAAATCTGTTAATTTTTTCATTAGAAAGGAATGTCTTCAGATGGTCCTAGTGTGTCTTGAAATGTATAAAGAGCTTTTTGTATTGTTAAATATTCCCTCGCGGCATCGTGTAAGCAATCGTGATGAATAAATCCTTCAGGTTCTACGCCCATATCCCAGACATCACGGCCGAGTAATGTTAATACAACTGTTTTTGAATCGTGAATATTCCAGAAGCGCCAGGGGAGTTCGGGTTGATCGCAACCTTCTGTAATGCGGAAGAGGTCGTGTAAAATGCCAAAATCGAAGTGGGAACCTCGTGAATAGGCTTTTACTGTATGAGTATCTACACCTTGTTCGGTCAACCACGAGATCATATTTTCTCGTAACTTCGACCAGTGCATATCTTTTGGGGAGGGGTTTAGAATATGTTGTGCGGCTTTACCTTGCTGATCCCACCATTCAAGAGTATCTTTGTAGATTTTCCTTCCGGCATCGACTTGACTCTTGACATCGAGTTTAGCATAATAGCCATTTTCAATCAATTCATCAAATGTATAATCTTTGGTAGAGTCAACTGCGACCATACCAACTGATAAAATTACACAATTATTAACACTTCCTAGAGTCTCAATATCTAATATCACCGTATCTTTCATAATATATTCCTATTTCACTTATTCATAATACTTTCATTATACAGAAGTATTGAACATTAGTCAAGTGCTTCTATGTGTTTTTCTACATATTCTGTGGATAGTTTTCGTGCTTCCAATAATGCGTCCTTAACTTCTTGTTTAGACCCACCGAAGTATGCTACTGCGTGTCCTTCGTCTATTAGCATTTGATTAATACTTAATTCTGATTCGGGATGATGAAATAACTCTCCGAGTACACGTCCATACTTACCTGTACCGTGAGATTTAACAACAAATATATTGTCGTTATTTTCCAGCATTTCTATCAATCGGTATTTTGCACCAAGTCCATAACGCTTTTCTGTAAGGTCACGTGTGCGAGATTCTGGAGTATCAATACCCATAAATCTGATTCGTTTATCAACGTGGACCTTAAATCCTAAATCAATGTAAGCATCGACAGTATCTCCGTCAACTACTCTTTTTAATTTTGCTGTATACTGGTACATTCACAACCTATTTCCAAGTAGATCAATAGGACATCCTATTATTCTACACATTTCGTATATACTTAATCCCATAAATCTTTGTCCCAATCCTTATTGAAATGTTCATCATAATGTTTTTTCTTAGTTTTCTTCGACTTCTTCCCAACATTATCCCTAGCAGTCATACGTTGATGTGATGGGAGTCTTTCAAGGATACTAAGTTTATCTAATATGCTCATTGGTTTAACTTATTAAAGGTTCATAATAAAAGAGAGTAATTGGGTAGAGCTTAGACTATCCCGAAAGACGGCTCTTGCGTGGGCACTCTCGCCCCGATTAGCAAGCCAGCTATCTACTCCCTCACCCGATGGCACGTTACCGCTGGTCCTATTGGAGGGGCTTCTTAACTTCATCTAAGTAGGGTCACTTACTCGCACTCAGGTAAAAGTCCGTCTCTTTTCCCTGGCTTTAGTGTCGTTTACCCAACTACTCTCTTATTCCATTGTTTATTATTAGTATACCCAACAAACATAAGAATATCTAAATCCTTTTGTTAGTGGAGTAACTTGATGTGGATAGATAAAACTTGAAGGAAATATTAATACATTTCCTTTCTTTGCGTCTATTTTTTTATCCTCACATAGAATTAAATCGCCTCCTTCATAATCATTATTCAGGAAACCTATAATAGTAAGAAAGGATACTCCTGTCGTTTCCGGAAACGAATGACTAACATTATCCCAATGTGCCATCATTCCTTGTCCTAAGGAATATCGATTAAATTTTATTTCACTATATCCTGTCCAGCCACCAAGCCAATTAAATTTAAAAGAAGAGCAGTATTCCATTAAAACTTCTGGAATACTTTGCATCATTTCGGATGTAATACTTTTAATTTCACGCTGAAGAAACATATTGTTTAGATTATTAAAATCAAGCAATTCTGATTCTTTCGGTATATCACTTAATGGTATATCAGCTTGCTGTTCCTCTGGCTTTATCGGGTAACGAAGCCAAGGCTTTATCCAAGAAGCCTTACTCAATATATCTATACTATAATCACAAAAATCTTCTCCCAAAAAATTCTCTTTGAGAAAAATATAATCTTCAATATTTTTATTCACCCTGTAATTCTGTTTTTGTTCCTATAATCTGCGATTGCTGATTTAATAGCATCTTCCGCCAATACAGAGCAATGAATTTTGACAGGGGGAAGAGAAAGTTCTTCCACGATGTCAACATTTTGAATTGTATTTGCTTCCGAAATAGATTTACCCTTGACCCATTCAGTCGCCAGAGAAGAAGATGCAATCGCAGATCCGCAACCGAACGTTTTAAATTTGGCGTCAATAATATTTTCATTTTCATCTACCTTTATTTGTAGTTTCATAACATCACCACATTCTGGAGCACCCACAAGACCAGTACCGACAGACTTATCCCCACTATCCAGACTACCAATATTTCTAGGTTTTTCAAAATGCTCCAATACTTTATCTGAATATGCCATTATCTAGTTATAGAAAGAATTTTACTTATTTGAGCATCTAATACTGGTGCTCTACCCGGCCAGTGAATATATGCTTTGTCCGGATTACTCTTTAAATTTTTCAGCAATGGAATTATTAATTTCTCTAATGCTTTAAGTTTTTTAGTTTTGTAGTCTTCAAACTCAACCTTTTTCGCTTCCAATTCTGCTTCCGCTGCCTCTTGCCGTGACAGTAGGTCGGCTAAATTATTATTGATATCACCGAAATCTACTGTACCATCTCCATCAAAATCCATCTCACGGACTTCATTTACTTGAGTTTCTATTGTGTCAAGTTTATCGGTAATGCTACTCAAATCTACATTCACTTCTGGAGCATTAACCGTGGTTTCTTTGGCAAGAATCTTAGCCTGATTTCCTACAATCACATCCAATTTATCTTCTAGTGGAGACAAGTCTGGCATATCGCCAGCGGTGAGAGCATCTACTTTTTCTAGTGCAATAATTTGGTCTAATTTATTTTCAAGCCCACTCAAATCAACATCTACTTCAGAGGTGTTAGTCACGCCCTCAGTAGGTATCAACGCTAAAATTGCATCTAGTTTTTGAGAAATAGGTCCTAAATCGGACGATATTGCTTGTGTCGTTTCTTTAACGACGGTGGCGCTATCTGCTTCATCAGTATCAGAAAAGGAAAATCCCCAATCAAACTCTGCTTCTTCAATATTGCCTTCTGCTGTATCTATATCTGCCATTATGTTTCTCTACGTGTAATCATTTAATATTTGACCCCTATATTATATTTAGGTACCAGTTGCCAATCAACTTTATCTTTAAATGATATAATCTTAAATTGACCAACATTGCCCATCGGAACTAGAAGATCAGGTTTTACAATTGTTAATAACTTCCATTCTTGTAGTAAATTAACAATAGCATTTCGTCTTTCAATATCAACTTTAGTTAAGTTAGTAGGTTTGCCATCTAAAGCGAATAATTCTTTAAAGTGTACAATATAATACTGTCCCTGCTTGTGAAGTATATGAGTGGATTGATATAGAATTTTATCTCTGTTAGATGCAACCCCCATTCGGGTAAGAGTTTCTTTAATCTTCAAAAAATCGTCAGGTTCATTGAATCTAATTTCTACCATATCAGAGGGAGACCAGTCTACAACATAATCATCTTCATTTTGCTTTCCTCGGGATTGCAATGTCATCGGTACCGCCTTTTGAAAATTTGAGGCGAAGTTTCTGAATTTCAGATTCAGAGAGAAGGTCTAAAACTTCCCTAGCCCGTGCTTCATTATAATTATAATACTCTTTAATGAGTTCAAGATTCGATGATGGTCCTGTTGCTTTGGCCCATTTAGACCATCGTTTCCTTTTTCTTAAACTATTTATATAATAGTCGTATTGAAGCAAAGGATCCAACTGCCAATTAACATTCATTTCATTAACATACAAAATAGTATCAATATTCATACTCAAGGCACGATTAATGATGAAGCAATTTCTTCCAAATTCTGCTTCATCCATATCTCCTGTACGGATTAAATTCTTATGTCCGTAGTTGATATCGGGTAGTATTTCTTTAAATAAATCAGACAATTCGTTTATCCGTATTGATTTCAAAAACTGGTCGTTCTTGTGGAGTTATGTCTTTTGGAGGCCTACGTTGTTGTCTTGGTGGCCCCTGTTGTCCTTGAGGTCCTGTGCTTGTGTTTGGGGGTGGCTGTTGTTTTGGTGGTGGTCTCTGTCCTTGATTCCATTCGTCAATTGTACGTTCACCAAGATAAAATGTATCTAATAGAGTTTCAACATTCTCCATAGTGGTCTGACCAGCGGGATGCTGAATACAACGTCCATCTTTAAAGAAATATGCTACTGGATGGGCACCAACTGGAAATACCATGGCTTCCATAATTTGATAAATTGGGATATGGTTATATTTCTCTTTAGCAAAAATTGGTTTCAATACATCCGGTAAGAAAGTGTCACAAATAGGACAATTTTCTCTCGTGTGTATAAACACAACATCTCCACCTTTATCAATAATTTTTCTTGCTTTCTTTTCTGTTACTACTGTAAAAACTTCCGGCATACTTACTCCTTTACAAATGTTCCTTGTGATGTTAAATGACCTTTACGATCTTTGATTTCATTATACGCACTTTCAATACATTTGTCAAGTGAAATATTACTTACTTTACAAACGCCCCGTAAAGTTACGTATATGTCTCCGATAGCATCCTTAATGTCTGCTTCATTATTATGATTTATAGCATCAAGGAGTTCGGTAGTTTCTTCTAAGGTTTTAATGGCTTGAGCCATAGCAGTTCCGTTTTCGGTAATGCCTCTGTCATCCATCCATTTATCAATTTTATGATCATAAATTATTTTGTTAAATGTATTACTCATTTATCCACTCCGCTTCTACCATTACTTCTGTTAAAAAAGCAACTAGATTAATTTCTGCATCCTGCACGAAAGCCTGTTTATATTGATAGTCCGCAATCAGCAGAACTACCTGTGGGATGCTCTGCGGTTGTAAAAACCGGTGCATCGTATCGTAAATCTGGCGATAAATAGCAATGGGATCTGTATCTATGTGGTCGACTACCCATTGTCTCATACCAGTAAAGTTCTTATCCTTTAACATCGACATCAAAATACCAATATTAGCTTCACCTACCCGTGCTAAAACACCATTATCAATGACTCCTCCAGACGAATATCGCTGGAGTTCATTTAGGGTTCTTCGCATATCTGGAAAATGCCGTTTAATTAATTCGGCAAGAGCAGGCTTACTCTCAATCTTGACCCCTTCTTTTTCAAGAATACTAATAATCCGATTCATAAACTCGCCCATCAAAGGCGGTAATTCTTTTTTACCAACTCTAAAATCTATATATGTAGTCCGAGAATGAATCGGTTCGATAATCTTATCCTTGAAATTACAAGTTAAGATGAATCTAACGTTTTTGGAAAAGTGTTCTATGAAGCCACGTAGAGCAGGCTGAAACGATTGTGGATTAAGATAGTCTGCCTCATCTAATATAACACACTTCTTACCACCATCAAAGGCGACAGTGGAGGCGAACGTGGAGATATCATTTCTCAACGTGTCAATATTTCTATCAAGTGATCCGTTGATCACTAACGTAGTATAACCTAATTGTTCGCAAAGGGCTTTTGCAACAGTTGTCTTGCCAGTTCCTGCTGTTCCACTCAACAAAAGATTTGGCATATCTCCTTCAAGTAAAAACTCCCGAAATGTATCTATCAAAGAATTTGGTAGAATACATTCCTCAACTTTCTTGGGGCGATATTTTTCTACCCATAGAAAATCTTCACTCATAAGTTGAATCCTGTTCTAATGCAATCCAATAAGTTAGTTTACCATCCGCAGAAGTCAATTTAGAAATCTTCTGGGCTGAAATTTCAACATCATAATCACCCGGAAGCATCTTCATACGTTCAGTCAAAAAGTAAAAGTTGAAGTCAGACTCACCTTGATAGTTGCCGACTTTAACACTAAAGGTATTTGAAGTATCATTGCGTTTATCAAGAACTTCAGCAACAAGTTCGTCACCCACGGCAGTTCGTATAACCAAATCAGGAACTGCTAATGTACCAGTTGCTCGTTGAAGTTTGTCCAAGGTTACGGCACTCAATTTAAATTTAACTTCATTTGACGGCATATCAATCTTGGAAGTTGGATATACGATAATTTCTTTATCAGCATACCAGTAAAGCGTAACTGAATATTCATCCTTGATTGTGGCATATTGCTCACCGAATTCAATTTCTGGATCATCGAATAATGACAACGTGGAAAGAAATTCGTTGAGATCATATATTGCAAAATCTTCACCATTGGAAGATTCAAAAGTCTCGGCTACTGTTGCTGATGCCAGGACGTTCTTTTGTACAGATACAGTATCCAGTTGTTTCCCCTGTGTAAAGAGAATCGACTGATTGATTGAGGCGAAATTCTTCAAAACCTCAAGAGTTGTTTCACTTAGTTTCATAATATTTTTCTCATTTAATTATTATAACGACTATTATACACAATACCAACATCATTGTCAAGCGTTTAATCGTTCATTAAATACCATTTTGTTTTCGTGCAAGTAGGACAGACTCCTTTTTTCACAGGACATCCAGAGATACTTTTACATACATTCTGATCATAACCAGATATGGCGTTTGGTTCCAATTTTACTAGGCCTTTAAGCCAAGTCCTTTTCGTTTCTCTCAATCCAGGCACTTTAGCATACTGTCTAGTTCCAGAATATAGTTCTGGTTCCGTCATACAAATATTATCGGTATCGATTATAGAAATTTGACATTCTCGTTTGGTTTGATATTCTTGGACAAGTTCATATGGACTACTATTAGGTGAAGCCGAAATTTCCGGTGGAAATAATAAAGAGAAAGTTATTCCGATTATTGAACCAATTATTTCCATTTAATCCTCCTTCTTTATCTCGCTTTTCAATTTTTCTATGTATACAGAAGCATCCATTAACTCTTCCTGAAGATGCTGTAGCCACTCTATAACTGATAGGTCTTTACGTTCAGTAGTCACTCCATATTTTAGTAATCCTTTTTCTGCCCTCCAGCGGAGTTGTGCGACTACCTCTTCTACGTTTCGGTCGGTTTCCTCTCGGACCGTGGTGATAGTAGGACCCATTGCTTTTTCTAACTTTTTTTTGAATTCATCTGATTCCAGCCGGTCGGCATAAGTTTCCATCATATTAATCCGCCCTCTGGGATAATAATTTCTGAAATATCTTTACCACTTTCAGAAAGTAAATCCAAAAACCCGTACATATTTTCTGTATCTGGGAAACATAACTCTTCGTCTTCTCCGTCTTCCATCGGTATACTAATAATATAATCCATTTTTCCTCTAAATTTTCCTCTTTAATTAGAAAAATCCTCGGCCCCAAAAGAGGAGGAAAGGGCCGAGGGTGCTGAATGAGGGTT